ACGGCGGTATAGACAACTTCCCGGATCCTGAACGCACGGATCCCCCCCTACCCCCCACGCGTCAAGAATTTTTCGGTATCTTGAACTCAGCGAGACTGCCGCTGGCGCTTGGACTTTGTTGGGGTAGGGTTACACCGGGCGCGGTCGGAAAGAACTTCCCATCACCGTCGCGCACTGGAGAGCCCCCACGGGCGTACCCGCACAGATAAGATAACAAACGGAGGAGCAGGGAGCAATGGGAAATTTCAGAGGGACGTTCTGCGAGGGCTGCCGGGGCGAGATGGACGAGGTGACGATCAACGGGGTGCGATATTTCTACTGCTCGGACTGCGAGCCCGACTTCGTGGAGGAGATGAGTGGCGAGGCCGAAGAGGAGGAATGAGGGCTCAGGGCCGGTTGAGGTGAGGCTGCACAAGCTCCACGACGGCCAGAGACGCATCGCAGAGGCCCCTGAGCGCTACCGGGTGGTGATGTGCGGGCGTCGGTTCGGGAAGACGGCCCTGGGGATTACAACGGCCTGTAAGGCGGCGATTGATGGTCAGCCAGTGGGCTGGTTCGCGCCGGGGTATAAGTATGCGCTGGAGGCGTGGCGCGAGATTGTGCAGAGGCTGGGTCCGGTTGCGGAGCGCGTCAGCGAGCAGGAGAAGCGCGTGGAGCTAATCACGGGCGGCGTGATCGAGGTCTGGACGCTGGACACGCAGGACCCGGCCCGTGGCCGTAAGTATGCGCTGGTGGTGATTGATGAGGCTGGTATTGTACGCGACCTGACGGAGACATGGCAGGCCGCGATCAGGCCGACGCTCGCGGACCTCCGTGGCCGTGCGCTGATCTTGGGGACGCCCAAAGGACGCCGGCATGGCTTCATGGCCATGTTCAACCGTGGGCTGAATGAGGAGGAGCCCAACTGGGCGAGCTTCAGGGCCTCGACGCTGGATAACCCCTACATCCCCCCGGAGGAGATTGAGGAGGCCCGTCAGGAGCTCCCCCCGGAGGTCTTCTCGCAGGAGTTCGAGGGCATCCCGCTGGATGACGGCGCGAACCCGTTCGGCCTGAAGAAGATCGAGGAGGCCATCGGGGACGTGGGCGAGGGGGAGGTTGTGGTCTGGGGCGTGGACTTGGCCCGGGCTCAGGACTTCACGGTCGCTATCGGCATGGACGCATGGCGCAGGGTGGTCCGGCTGGAGCGCTGGCAGGCCCCGTGGGCGGTCACGAAGGAGCGTGTGCAGTCTTTGCTGAAGGACACGCCGGCGATCGTGGACGCCACGGGCGTGGGTGACGCGATTGTGGCGGACCTGCAGGCGGCCGGTCAGCCGATCAGCGGCTTTGTGTTCACCGGCCCGAGCAAGCTCCGGCTGATGCAGCGGCTGATTGCCGCATTCCAGAACAAGGAGCTAACGATCCCGGACGAGCCTTGGTTCATTAGCGAGCTGGAGAGCTTCGAGTTCACCTACACGTCGAGCGGCGTGAAGTATGAGGCGCCCCGAGGCTTGCACGACGACGGCGTGATGGCCCTTGGTCTGGCCCTCCATGGTTGGGACCGCGTGCAGGGCGTTCCACCAGAAGAGCTTGGCGTGTTGCAAGCAAAGGGAGACGATCCCTATCTTGGTAGAGACGAAGGCAAGTCAATGACTTCTACGCCCCACAAGGGCGACTTCTCGCAACAGCTACCGGCAGGCAGTTGGTGAACGAAGACGACGAAATCTACGGGCCAGACCCGGACCGTTATCTCATGAGGCCGGATGCCCTTAGGGCCGTGCCCGGGCCGGAAATGCGCGACGATCCCGGCATCATTGGGTCTATCCTTGAGGCCGTATCACGCCGCTCTGAGGCTAACGACTTGGCGATGCGCCGCCTTGAGGATGAGGCCCGCGGCATCACCGTACCCTACGAGCCGGGACAGCCCTCTATATCCTCGCGCGAGCCCAGCTATTTTGACCGCCTCCTTAGCGTTTTGCCTGAGGGAGTCGAGGAGTCGGTCCGTGACTTTGGCCGCTCCATGCGCGGTGGCCCGGCGGGCGTGGCGAGGAACGTGGCCGGCTATATGTCCAGCCCGGAGTTCTTGGCGGACCTTGAGACTGGTGGTTTGGCGAGCGGTGTAAAGATGGCAGCGTCAGGATTTAACCGCTTAGACAAACTTCCGCCGCTTGGTAAGATGTGGGACAATGTCCTGAATGTCGATGACGCGATGGAGATGGCTGTTCGTGGTGACCACATAAGGCCGGCGAGGGGTGGAGGTTTTGAGGGTGCGCCCGAAAGCATACGTTCGATTGAGGATATCGATCGTGTTCGAGAGGAAGCACTCGAGAGCATGAGGATTGGCGCACTCGGCTTTAACTGGTACGACCGGGCCCGTGACTTCGGCGCAAAAATTAGTGGATACAATCCTGCCACGATGTTGCCGGACAGCAAGGAAAGTCGTCTTGCATCTATGTTTGCACGAGGCGGCGCAGTACATAGCTCCAATACGTCTCCGATCGAAGAGGTCCGCAAGTATGTGTTGCAGCACAACACGAGGGCCCTGACAGGAACTGAGCCCACTGGCGGACTTTACCAACAGCCCGTGAATACGGTAAAGAAGGGATACAGGAACGTCCCCGATGCTGGACTTGAAATTGATCCGTCAGCCGTTACGCACGGAAGGAAAACCGGTGCATACGCTCAGGCAAAGGATCCAAACTTTCCAAGGGAACAAAGGGTTCACAGCGTAAACGACATCTGGCAAGGTCGTGGATTGGGTTTCGGCAAGGACTTCAAGGGATCCTTTACAGACAGGCAACATTCGTACCTTGCGGGTGAAACGTTGGCCATCGCCGACATGGCAAACAAGCGCGGTATCGGCAGCGATGTTGCAGAAATCCCTGAGGGCTTTAAGTGGGATGTCGACTCGACTCAGGGTGCTATATGGGTTGGCGAGAGGTTTAAGGCAGCAAAACGTGAGAATCTGGAAGCAATCGAAAAAGCTATTGCAGAAGGAAAGGAAGTTCCGGCGATACTTTCGGATGAAGATGCAATGGAGTACGCCCTTTCTGGCGTAGACCAACTCGGCAGGCACTACGTAGACGATACTATGGAGTTCGTGACCGGTAAGGCAAGTGGGCACCTCGCAGGAATGTCAGATGCCCCGGAGTCACTGCGCCGTGAGTACACGGACATGATGGCACGTGCGTACATGGATAGCCCTTCTGGCGATCTTCGCGATCCAGTGTACGATGCGCTTGACCTGTACCAGTATCCTGCTGCGCCAATTACCGGAAGGTATGTAAACAGTGAAGGGCAGCTCGAGGTTAATCCGGGGTTTGTAGCGAGGCCGGTTGGGGCAATCCAAAACAAGGTCAACCCAAGGGGTGCTTGGATGCTAAATCAGCCAGACGCCCAAGCCGTTGGTATAGCTTCAAACTTGCGCGGATTGCTTACAGCGCAGGAAGCCGTTGCTCGAAGCAAGGTTACGCCGAATACTATAGACAGAGTTCGTTTAAGCCCCGTTGGGGCCGGCTTCCGATACACTGGAGACGACCTCGATGCCGCAAGGCAGGCTTTTGAGGACCGTGGACTTGGTGTAGTTCAGGTTGACGACGCGCTAAACGTTGGCGATTTCATGGGCGAAAGGCCGTCCAAGGAAATCGTCGCAAACGTAAACGCTGCTATGGAAGGGTTAAGCGGCAAGGCAGATCCCGGAATCTTCGAGTCCTTTTACGAGGAGATTCCGTGGAGCCCGGAGCAGGGAACAGGACAGGCGTCTCGGGCCGTTTTTGAGCGCATAGAGGGTTACGGAGAAGGACTCATGAACCCATTAGCGCGAATTGACCAAGGCCGCTTGCGTCAGTCAATAGACACAATGAACGAAATAGACCGGCAAATCGCAGAGGCAAACGATATGCCGATTCGCGAAGACCTAATCAGGCTTCGTGAAATGATTCGCGATGTTGGTATTGAGGAAGTTGCGCGTTACATCAAGGAGACTGGCGGCGCTGGTCTTCCTGTGGCGGCAGCTCTTGTACCTTCACTGTCTTACCTTCTCGAAGAGCGCGAAAGCCCCGTGCGGTAAGTGGCATAGAGATTACCGTTTTTGCAACGGGATTGTTGACCTTGTTGAAAATCTTGGTCAGCTGTTCAGGCGAAAGGTTGTGCAAGGTTCCCCCCTTGAGGTTAGTTTAAACCAGCACCAACATAACAGAGAAAAGGAAAATGCGAAAGCCTGCAATGAAGCGTAAGCCCGAGTCTGAGGGCGTTGATCTGGTGATCGCCGTCGGCGGTGGCCCCGGCCCGAAGGGGCCGATGCGCGAGGGGCGCGAGGAACGCGAGGAGCCTAAGGACCGGGCCTCCATGCTGGAGAAGCGCCTGAAGATGCTCGAAGACCGCCTTGAGAAGATCGAATCGTCGATGTACGAGTATGAGGAGGACGACGACGACTTCGAGGATGACTACGAAGACGACGACGAGGACTACCTGCCCTAATGGCCAAATCGCCGGCGTGGCAGCGTAAGGAGGGGCAGAACCCGGAGGGCGGCCTGAACGAGAAGGGCCGCGCCTCGCTTCGTGCGCAGGGCAAAGACATCAAGCCCCCCGTTAGCGCCGGCGAGGCGAAGAAAAGCCCCAAGAAGGCGAAGCGCCGTGCGGCGTTTTGCAGGCGCATGAAGGGCATGAAGAAGAAGCTCACCAGCGCGAAGACCGCTAACGATCCGAACAGCCGGATCAATAAATCACTCAGGAAGTGGGATTGTAACTGATGCCGAACTATCGCAACTCGACCGCCGGGTCGATTGACGCCAACGGCGAGTCCGTTGAGCTGGCCTATC